CCAGCCCATCCCCCCCACAAGCCTCCGGGGGATGCCAAGGGACGCAAGGGATCGGAGTCACAATGGCCACACAAGGGCCGAATGAGAAGGCCGTGCGCACCACGCTGCGGCAATTAGAGATCTCTGTCGTCGATGACGCGCGCGGTCGCCTTGCGGTGACTTTGGCGAAAGCGCTCGACGGCGATGCGGGCATGGCGACAGCGGCCATCTCGCGTGAACTACGGGCAACGCTGTCAGAACTGGAAGGTCGCGGAAATGGCGACACCAATGACGAGCTCGGTCGCTTCCTGGCAGAACTGTCCACCCCGGTGGTCGACGCCACGAACCGACCGCCCAACGCTCGGTGGGAAAGTCGCGCAGATTGCTGAACTACTCGGCACACCTTTGATGCCGTGGCAGCGACTTGTCGCAGACATTGCTTACGAGATCGACGACGAGACCGGGCGACTCGCTTACCGAGAAGTGCGGCTCACTGTTCCTCGCCAGAGTGGCAAGACCACACTGATGCTGGCGGCAATGACTCACCGCTGCATCGCAATGGGCGATCGGCAGCGAATCTTCTACACCGCACAAACTGGCAAAGACGCACGACTCAAGTGGGAAGACGAACACGTCCCCGTGCTTGAGCGCTCAGCGCTTGCGCCGCTGATTCAGGTGCGACGCACTAACGGCAGCGAAGCAATCCGCTGGAACAACGGCTCAATCTGGTCGCTGCTGGCCACCACCGAAAGCGCCGGCCACGGCGCACAGGCTGATCTCGGCGTGCTCGACGAAGCGTTCAGTTACGTCGACGACCGTCTTGAGCAGGCAATGAAGCCGGCAATGGTGACGCGCCCGCAGCCTCAACTGTGGATCGTGTCCACCGCTGGCACCGAAGACTCGCTCTACCTGAACGAGAAGATCGACGACGGGCGCATGCGTGCCGCTGCCGGTGCCACCTCTTCGGTCGCATTCTTTGAATGGTCCGCACCAGAAGAAGCCGACATCGCAAGCCCCGACACCTGGCGTGCGTGCATGCCAGCGCTCGGTCTCACCGTCCCGATTGAAGCAATCCGCTCTGACTTTGAGTCAATGCGTGAGCCAGAGTTCCGGCGCGCGTATCTCAACCAGCGCCAAGATCGAGCAGCATCGGCACCGTGGCAGATCATCAGCGAGGCTGACTGGACTGCCTGCGCCGACAAGAACAGCGCAATCGCTGACACGCCGACCATCGCACTCGATGTCACGCCATCACGCTCGATGGCGTCGCTGTGTGCAGCTGGCGTGCGTGACGATGGTGTCGCTCACATCGAAGTGATCGGCAACCGACCGGGCACCTCATGGGTGCTGGACTGGTTCGCCGCTGACGATCGTGTGCGCAAATACCGCAGCATCGTCATCGACCCCGTCTCTGGCGCTAACTCGCTGGTCTCAGATCTTCGCAACCTTGGGCTGCAGATCATTGAGGTCGGTACTCGCCAGATGGTTGCTGGCTGCGGCAAGTTCTACGACCTCGCAACGCAAGGTCGCCTGCGACACATTGACCAGGTGCCGCTGAACGCTGCGGTCGCTGGTTCAAAGAAACGAAATCTTGGCGATGCGTGGGCATGGCATCGACGAGACAACACCGTCGACGTGTCACCACTCGTCGCCGCAACCCTCGCCCTGCAAGCGCACATTGCGCCAGAGCTGCGTCCGCAGGGGACGCCGCAGATCGTCGACCCGTGGAGCATGACTGATGCGTGACCTACTCACCACCATCGTCGAACTCGTCGGCGCTGCACTCATCGTGGCTGGTGTCGCGATTCTTTCAATCCCTGCCGCATTGATCGCCGCCGGAGCGCTGGCGATCTGCGCTTCATTCTTGGTGGCTAACCGATGAGTCTCTTCGCAAAACGCGCACTCAATCCTGACCCGGTGCGCACCTCAGTGTGGCTGCCGACAACTAACTGGTCAGGCGAATCAATCACCGAATCCACAGCGCTTGAGGTCACTGCCCTCATGGCGTGCGTCTCGCTGATCGCCGACTCGGTCGCATCGTTGCCGCTGCGTGGTATTCGCCACGTCGGCGAACGCACCGAACCTACGCCTGTCCCGAAGTGGATGGACAACAGCGACGAGCACACGCAGTACGAGCTCATTCACATGATCGTGACCTCGCTCGCTTTGCACGGCAACGCTTACGTCTTCGTTGATCGCAACATCAACACCAACGCACCGATCTCGCTGACGCCTCTGCACCCAACCAACGTGCAGGTGAACATCGTCAACCGCCAGCGGTACTACACCACCAACGGCATCGTGATCGACCCCAACAACATGCTGCACTTGCGCTGGTGGACACCGCCGCAATCTGCGGTCGGGCTGTCACCGATTGAGATGCAGCGCAACACCATCGGCCTCGCACTGGCCCAGGCACGCTTCGTCAATCAGTGGTACTCCGAAGGCGCAACGCCTTCGTCGGTGCTTGAGGTTGATGGCGACATGACCACCGACCAGGCGAAGGTTTTGCAGGCAACGTGGGAAACCTCACACCGTCGCAAGCGTCGCCCTGCCGTTTTGACCAACGGCATGAAGTGGAAGCCGATCACCGCTTCTGCTCAGGACATGGAACTTGCCGAGTCTCGTGAGCAGACGATCAATGACATCGCGCGCATCTTCCGTGTGCCGAACTACATGATCGGCGCACGCGGTGACTCGCAGACCTACCAGAACAACGAATCGGCTGGTATGCACTTCGTCACCTACACGCTGCTGCCGTGGCTTGTGCGCATTGAGCGTGCGCTGAGCGGAATGATGGTTGCGCCACGCGAACTGAAGTTCGACACCTCAGCGTTCTTGCGTGCCAACACCACCGAGCGTGTGCGCTCGTATCAGACCGCAATCATGTCGGGCATCTTGACGCCGAACGAAGCACGCGCTCGTGAAGGCCAAGAGCCTTATGAGGGCGGCGACGAGTTCGTCATGGTGCTGCCCGGCGCAATCGTTGCAGGCACAGGCGAAGAGCCGCCGCCTGTCGGCATCGACGCAGTTCCACCGCTCTGATGATGGAGACCGCAATGACCGAAGAGCTGAACCAAGGCGAGGCGCAGGGGCCTTCCTCCGAACAACTGGATGAGACCATGCCAGAACAGACCCCTGTCCGATACTCCGCTATCGAGATCGAGCACCGCCGCATCGGTGGTCGTGACGTTGAGTTCCGCACCGTCGAGGTCGACGGCCTGCAGCTGCGAGCTGTGGAAGCCGACACTGAGATGCCGATGCGCTTCGCTGGTTACGCCGCCGTGTTCAACTCACCGTCAGAGCCGCTGCCTTTCATCGAGACCATCGCCCCTGGTGCGTTTCGTCGGTCGCTGAAATCTGACAGCGAGAAGCGCATGTTCTTGAATCACAACACCGACCAGGTGCTTGCAAGCACACGCTCGGCGACGCTGTCACTCAGCGAAGATGATCGTGGCCTGTACGTCGAAGCAGAACTGCCAGACACGACCTACGGCCGCGACCTCTCAATTCTCATGCAGCGCGGCGACGTGCACTCAATGAGCTTCGGCTTCTCGGTGCCTCGTGGCGGCGACTCATGGTCAGAAGATGGCACCTCACGCGAGCTGCGCGAAGTCATCCTGCACGAAGTCTCAGTGGTGACTGGCTTCCCCGCCTATCCCGCTACAGAAGGTGCTCAAGTTCGCAGCACCGAAGAAATCGCCGAGCCGATCACTGAAGCCGAACAAGGCCTACCGGTAGATCTCGCTCGTCGCATGCTCGAACTCAACGCCAAGCGCTGAGTCTCGAATCTGCAGCTCGGAGTTATCGCCCGGAGCGCCCCCCATGCGCAACCACCGATCGACCACCACCTGCATCCCTTAACCAAAACCAACCGCCCACGGAGGCAACCATGACTGACGAACTCGTCACTCGCCTCTCGGAACAGCGCGCGCGTACCTGGGAAGAAGCCAAGTCTCTTCTCGATCACGCAGCGTCCGAGAACCGTGACCTGTCCGGCGAAGAGGCCGAGCAGTTCACCCGCATGAACGACGACATCGACGCACTCGATGCCCGTCGCAAGAACATCCTTGACATCGAAGCACGCGAGCGTGCGATTGACGAGTCACGCGCCGCTCTCGGCGTCCCGGCTGACTTCGGCACCCGTGCCGTTGCTCCTGCCGAGAAGTCAGACAGCGACATCATTCGTGAAATCGCCCTCGGCGAGCGTCGTTCGTTCTCGTTCGATACCCGTGACATCACCAAGTCCAGCACCGGCGCACCAGTGCCGACCTCGTTCTACGACACGCTCGTTGAACACTTGGTCGTCCAGGGCCCGATGCTTGACGGCAACGTCGTCACCATCCTCACCACGAACAGTGGCGAATCACTTCAGATCCCACGCAGCGCCACCTACACCAGCCCAGCAATCATTGGTGAAGGCACAGCGATCACGGAATCTGACCCGACGTTCGCAGCGTTCGTCACCCTTGGTGCGTTCAAGTACGCCGCCACGTTCCAGCTCAGCCGTGAGGTTGTCGAAGACTCAGGCATCAACCTGCTTGACTTCGTCGCCCGCCAGGCTGCAGTAGGCATGGGCACAGCGGTCAACGCTGGTCTCACCGTCGGCACCGGCACGACCCAACCGTCGGGCCTGTCTGTTGGCTGCGGCACCGGCGTCACTGGTGGCACCGGCGTTGCTGGCGTTCCGACCTACGAGAACCTCGTAGACCTCGTCTACTCGGTCAACTCTTCGTACCGCCGTCGCGGCGCTTCCTTCCAAATGCAAGCAAGCACCGTCGCTGCAGTTCGCAAGATCAAGGACAGCAATGGCTCGTACATCTGGCAGCCATCGTTCCAGGCTGGTCAGCCGGACACGCTGCTCGGCTACGTCGTCAACGAGAACCCAGACGTTGTTGCCACTGGCACCAGCGCCAAGTCGGTCCTCTTCGGTGACATGGCTTCTGGCTACTACGTCCGTCAGGTGCGTGGCATCGACTTCGCACGCGACGACAGCGTTGGCTTCGTGAACGACCTCATCACCTTCCGCGTCACTTGGCGTGGAGACGGCGCGGTCGTCGATCAGAACGCAGTCAAGTGTTTCCGAGGTGGCGCGTCCTGATCGGACGTCTCACCTTTTACGGGCTTTGTCTGGTTGGTGGTGGCTCGTTGCCCGTGCGAGCCACCACCGGCCAACCAGACAACAACGGGAAAACGGGCTAGGAGAATCATGGGCAAGAAACGGAGCACCGGCCATGTGGGTCGTCATACGCAACAGCGAGGTCGAGTTACCGCCATACATGGCGCAGTGGCTGATCGAAGCGAGCGTGGCGACACCCGTGCAGGAATCTGCTGGCACTCAAACTTCGCAGGAGCAGGCACCGGCTACGGCGTCCAAACCGCGCAAGTCGCGCGCCAAATCAAAGCCACCGGCAGACCAATCACCCTCTCCAACAACTACGGCACACAAGGCTTCATCACCGAATGGGAAGGCATCGAAGTCCTCCCGACCGGCTTCCACCCCTACTCGGCAGACGTCCTCGACGCGCACCTCAAGTACGCGCAAGACCAAACCAGCCGACCCACAGCTCTAGTCACACTCTTTGACACTTGGGTCTTCAAAGGCTCAAAGCTCGACGACATCAAAGTCATCGCGTCATGGGTGCCGATTGACCACATGCCCGCACCGCCAGACGTTCTCGAATGGTGCCGGCGAGACAATGTGCTGCCGATCGCGATGGCGAACTACGGCGCACGCATGCTCTCCAATGCAGGCATCGACCATCGCTACATTCCACACGGCGTCGACACCAAAGTCTTCAGACCAGGTGCCACCGTCGACGGTGCGACAGGTCGCCAACTTCTCAACATTCCCGACGACGCATTCGTGGTCGGAATCGTCGCTGCCAATAAGGGCATCGCACCAATGCGCAAAGCATGGGGCGAGAACCTGCTGGCGCTCGGTCAACTCATGACCAAGCACGACGACGTGTACGTCTACATGCACACCGAGAAACGTGGCGCACAAGGCGGCGTGGATCTCGTGCAACTCGCAGGCGCTTGCGGTATCCCTGAGAACCGCATCGTCTGGACTGACCAGTGGGCCTACTACGCAGGTCTGCCGCCATTCGTTCTTGCAGCTCTCGTGGGTGCGATGGATGTCAACCTTGCCGCCTCTCGTGGCGAAGGGTTCGGCGTTCCAGTCATCGAAGCCGCCGCATGTGGCGTGCCTTCGATCGTGTCCAACTTCACCGCACAGCCTGAGCTTGTCGAAGGCTTCGGCTACATCTCTGCAGTGCAGCCCTACTGGGATGCGTTGCAGTCGTCCTGGTTCGCCACACCGCTGGTGCATTCAGTGCTTGAACAACTTGAGCACGCCTACGACACCGCAAAAGAACCTTTGCGCAAAGCAACCGCCAGAGCTCACGCCGAGACCTACAACAACGAGCTCGTCTTCAAGAACTACTGGCTGCCAGTGCTCGCCGAGATCGACGAACTGATGGCGGCATGATCGCCTGGGACCGACTCGGCAAACGGCACGAAGCATTCGCAACCATTGCCGAACTGCTGCCCGAAGGCTGCCGCATCATTGAGACCGGCACCGTCAGACAGATCGACAACTGGGAAGGCGACGGCCAGTCAACGATCGTCTGGGACACACTCGCCACCAACCTCGGCGGCACCGTCACCACGATCGACATCAATCCAATCGGTGCCGAACTGGTCGCCGAACTTGAACTGCAAGCAACGACCGCGATCGTCGGCGACTCACTCGATGTGATCCCGACACTGACCGGCCAAGCAGATCTGCTCTACCTCGACTCGTTCGATGTCGACTTTGAGAACCCGCTACCAGCCGCAGCTCATCACCTCAGCGAACTCATGGCAGCTCTCAATCTGCTGGCCCCCGGCTCGCTCGTCGCAGTCGACGACAACCGAGACGACCAGGGCAAAGGCTCAGAGGTTGCCTGGTTCCTTGCCGAGCATGGCGCTGTCGAAATCGTCCGCGGCTATGTCCGCGTCTGGAGAATCTAATGGCCATCACCAACGGCTACTGCACCCTCGCTGAGCTCAAGAGCGTGATGCGCATCAACGACAACGTCGACGACACCATGCTCGAGGCACGAATCACCGAAGCCTCACGAGTCATCGACCAACACTGCGACCGTCGCTTCTATGCCGACGCCAACGCAACCGCTCGTCTCTATGTCGCACCGACTCACGACATTGTCATGGTCGACGACATCTCAACGACCACCGGCTTGATCATCAAGACCGACAGCGCAGGAGACGGCACCTACGCCACGACCCTGACCGCTGCGCAGTATCAGCTTGAACCAGTCAACGGTCTTGCCAAGGGCTCGCCCGTCACGATGATTCGCCCGATCGGCATCTCATTCCTGACCACAGTCGCACCGGCTTACCTGCAGGTCACCGCAAAGTGGGGATGGCCATCAGTGCCTTCGCCAGTTACCTCGGCGTGCATCTTGCTTGCTGGTCGACTCGTCAAGCGTGGCGACTCGCTACTCGGCGTTGCCGGCTTCGGCGATCTCGGAGCCATCACCGTGCGCGCCATCGATCCCGATGTGGAGCGCATGCTGCGCCCGTATCGCAATCCGGTCGTGGCCTAATGGGCGGCACTGCATCGTCGATTCAAACCGCACTCGGCGTTCGCCTCGCAACCATTTCAGGGCTGCGAGTTGCAGATCATCTGCCTGAGCAGGTGAACCCGCCGATGGCTGTCATCCAGATGCAGTCGGTGACCTATCACCGCGCAATGGCTGGCGGGCTTTCCGAATGGGAGTTCACTATCAGCCTCGTCGCTGGTCGCATGGGCGATCGAGTAGCGCAGCGCTACCTCGACAACTGGATGAGCTACTCAGGCGCGCAATCTGTGCGAGCTGCGATTGAAGCCGACAAAACGCTCGGCGGTAACTGCTCCACTTTGAAGGTCGCCGACATGATCGCCGTGCGCCCTCTTTCGCTTGGTGATGCGTCTTACCTCACCTGCGAGTTCAACGTCACTGTCCACGCATAGGAGTCACTCGTGAACACCTACAAGATCGTCGGCCCACTCAACGTGGTGGGCCACGAACCCGGCGAGATCGTCAGCGATGACGACCTCGAGGGTTGCGACATCGAGCACCTCATCGGTGCCGGTCATCTCGCAAGCACCAAGTCCAAGACCACCAAGGTCGAAACCGCAACACCAAACCAGGAGGACTAAGCCGTCATGGCCATCGTCATCACCAATGCCAACGTCTCCATCGGCGGCGTGGACCTCTCAAGCCACATCACCAAGGTGACCCTATCAACGACTCGCGCCGAGATCGAGACCACGACCTTCGGCAACACCGCCAAGCGTCGCGTTGCCGGTCTTGCTGACTCGTCAGTAGCGATCGACTTCAACCAAGACTTTGCAGCTGCATCGGTCGAAGCCACGCTCTACCCGCTGATCGGTAGCACCGCTGCTGTCATCGTCAAGCCGAACGGCACCGCCACTGGCACCGCCAACCCGGCCTACACCTTCTCGGCGCTTGTCACCGAATGGATGCCTCTCGATGCACAGGTCGGCGAACTCGCCGCTGCCAGCATCACCTGGCCAATCGACGGAACCATCGCCAAGGCGACGGCCTAGTCATGGCTGCTCTCATGCGTCTTCGGGTCGTCCCTGCACAGGGCGAGCCGTATGAGGTCCCAGTCACCCCCAAGGTCATCGTCGCAGCCGAGCGTCAGTTCGCTAAGCCGATGACCCAACTGTTCGGCCAAGACGCTTCCTATGAAGCGCTCTGCTGGGCAGCATGGAAGGGCTCACACGTTTCTGGTCTTGTCGTGAAACCATTCGACGAATGGCTTGACGACATTGACTCGATCGAAGCCGGCGACGAGCCGCGCGTCCCTTTAGAGAAAGCATGACGATGCTGGTGGCGCAGGTTGCTGTCGCCACCAGCATCGCACCCAACGATCTGCTCGACACTCCACCGGACGTGTTTTGGGCGATCGTTGCGGTACTGAAAGAGCAATCGCGGAAAGGGTAGTCATGGCCAAGAAGGTCAAGGGCATGGCCACCGAAATCGAAAGCGGTGGACTCGAAACCACTGTCGTGCTCAACGGCTACAACGACTTCAAGAAGAAGTTGAAACTCGCCGACGCCGATCTACGCAAAGCAATGGACAAAGAGATCAAGAGCTTCATCACCCCGGTCTCGTCCCTGGCCAAGTCCTACGTCCCTTCCGTTGCAATGCGCAATTGGAAGAGCGGCGGCGAGGGAGTGTGGAGTGATCGCCTCGGCTGGGATCAGTCGCAGGTTCTCAAAGGCATCGTCGTGCGCCAAGGCGGCAGTCGAAGCAAAGGCTCTGCAACCTCTGCTGCCTGGCGAATCCAAAACAAATCTGCCGCAGGCGCAGTGTACGAACTCGCAGGCAAGAAGTCATCGGGCAACGGAACCGCTGGTGTGAGTTTCATCAACGCCATCACGCTGCGTGGCGGTCGACCATCTCGCCTGATCTGGCGTGCCTGGGATGCCAAAGGCGGCGAGCAGGCGATCACTCGGGCGATCGTCGAAACGATCAACAAGTTTGAGAACGAGCTGCAAAGCAAGCTCGACTAACGACGCAGGACTGAGGACGCTATGGCTGTCAATCTGAATGTCATCTCTCAGTTCGATGCGAAGGGCCTCAACCGAGCACAGTCTGAACTAGACAAGCTCGCAGCGTCGACCTCAAGCATCTCAACAAAACTCTCAGGTGCGGCGAAGGTTGCTGGTGCTGGCATCATGATCGGCGCTGGCGCAGTCGCTGCTGGTCTGTTTGAGATCGGGTCGTCATTCGACGAAGCCTTCGACAACATTCGCATCGGCACCGGCGCAACCGGTCCAGCGCTTGAGGCACTGCAGGCTGACATGAAAGCGGTCGCAGGCGCAGTGCCCGCATCCTTCGGCGATGCTGGCAAAGCCGTCACTGTCTTCTCTCAGAAACTCGGCCTCACCGGTGGGCCACTGCAGACACTCTCTAGCCAGGTGCTTGAACTGTCACGCATGACAGGCACCGACCTCGGCGGCAACCTGACCGCAGTCACCGACGTGTTCAACAACTTCGGCGTCGGCGCTGGCGAACAGTCAGGCAAACTCGATCTCCTCTTCCGTGCATCACAAGCCTCAGGCGTGTCAGTTGCGGAACTTGCCGGCACCATGAGCGGAGCCGGCGTAGTTCTGCGTGAAGTTGGTCTCTCCTTCGACCAGTCCGCAGGCTTCCTTGCCACACTCGCCAAGGCTGGCGTTGACGCTGGCGACGTAATGCCAGCGCTGTCGAAGTCCTTGGCAACTGCAGCCAAGCAAGGCAAGGACGCATCGGCTGTCTTCACCGACACCTTCAATGCAATCAAGGGCGCACCTAGCGACGTTGCTGGCGCAGGCATTGCGCTCGATGTGTTCGGCGCAAAGGCTGGCCCGAAACTTGCCGCCCTCATTCGTGAAGGCAAACTCTCCTACGAAGACATGACCGCAGCGATCGCAGGCGGCGGCGAAACCATCCTCGGCGCAAGTGCCGACACTCAAGACTTCGCCGAGAAACTCACCATGCTCAAGAACCGTGTGTTCTTAGCCATCGAACCGATCGCCACGAAAGTGTTCAACAAGATCGGTGAGGTGATGGACGACCTCGGCCCAAAGGTCGAGCAGCTCACCGCATGGATGACTGAACACGGCGACGTGATGAAGGTCGTCGCTGGCGTGCTCGGTGGCTTGGTGGTCATTGCACTGACCGCCTACACAATCTCAATGCTTTCCGCTATTGCTGCGACTGTTGCTGCAGCTGCGCCGTTCATTGCGATCGGCGTTGCCATTGGAGCGATGGTTGCTGCGGCGATCTATCTCTGGAACAACTGGGACCAGATCTGGAACTGGGTCATGGAGCACAAGGCCTACGCAGCGATCATTGCAATCATTGGCGGGCCAATCATTCTGCCAATCGTTGCCCTAGTAGCCATCATCAAGTGGCTGCAGGCAAACTGGGAAAACGTCTGGGCAAAGATTCAAGCCGTCACCAGTTTTGTTTGGGGCATCATCAAGCCGATCTGGGATGCGATCTACTCCTACGTCACAACGATCCTCATTCCCTACATGCAGTTCTTGTGGGGTGTATTTCAAAGTGTGTGGACGTGGATCAGCGAGAAGATCAGCGAAGCCTGGAACAACGTCATCAAGCCGATCTGGGATGCGATCTACGGCTACATCGTCAACTACCTCATTCCTTGGTATCAGAAGCTCTGGGAGATTGTGCGAGCGGTTTGGGACAACGTCTCGTCAAAGATCAGCACTGCATGGGGTGTCATCTCGACAGTGTTTGAAAGCATCAAGTCAGGCATCTCAACAGTCTGGGGTTTCTTTCAAACAGCGAAAGACATCATCGGCAACGTCTTCTCGGGAATCAGCAGTGCAATCACCTCGCCATTTGAAGCTGCCTTCAATGGCATCAAGAACATGTGGAACAACACCCTCGGCGGCTTCTCTGTCACTGTTCCCGATTGGGTGAAATACACAGGCGTTGGCGCACTTATCGCTGGCAAAACGTTCTCGATCCCAGAGTTCGCCACTGGCGGCGTCTTCAATACCGGCGTCGGCGGCGGCTCAGGTCTTGCAGTTCTGCACGACAACGAGATGATCCTGAACCCGCAGCAGCAAAAGGCACTCTTCGGTGGCGGCAGTCTCGGCGGCGGTGGCGCAATCAACGTCACTATCAACACCGTCGCAGGAGATCCCGACGCCATCGAGCGAGTGGTGATTGATGCCATCGCGCGCGCTAATCGTCGCGGCGCAACGGTGCTTGTGCCATGAGCCTCGCCAACATGCCCGACATCGAGGTGCTCTTTGCACCTTCGGTGGTCGGCGGCAACACGGGCACACGCCTCGTGCTTGATGTCACCAACCCAGGGCTCAACACTGGCACGCTCGGCGACGGTGCGTTCTTCTACGACATCTCCACTAGTGTCAGGTCAGTTACCACCAACCGTGGGCGGCGTCGAGCGCTTGAACGCTTCGGCACCGGCACAGCCACGATCACGCTGGACAATCGCGACCGCTCATTCGATCCAACGAACACGGCGAGCCCGTACTACAACGCGACGGTCGGCGTCACTGGCGTGGTGCCATCAATCCCCGTTGTGATTCGTGCAACGTGGAACGGCGTCACCTATCCGATCTTCCGTGGCTGGATCGACTCGTGGACTTTCAGTTACTCAGACGCAGGCAACGGCGACGCCGTCGCTACCGTCAGCTGCTCTGATGCGTTCAAGCCACTGTCGAACATCATCGGCGGTCTGCCGTCATCGGCAAGCATCTCGTCAAGCGGCACTGCCAGTTTCGACATCGGGATCTCGCAGCCCTCAGATGGCGGAGGCTTCGGCGTCTCTTCGATTGATGTCACAGGATCGGGAACGACTGGCGACATCAACGTCTCAGGCGGCGTGTCGACCACGCCAATCATCGGCAACGGCACCGACCTACCTGGTCTCCGCATTGAGACAGTGCTTGATGCGATCGCATGGCCCGACAATCTGCGAGACATTGACGAGGGCACTACCTACCTCGCACCGCAGGACGCAACCAAGACGCCACTGGACATGCTGCAAGAAGCAGCAGCTGCAGACTCTGGCGTCATCTACGTCGATGACGACGGCACCATCATCTTCGCTGATCGTGACGCCATCATCTCTGATGAGCGCTCAATCACAGTGCAGTCGACCTACGACACGACCGACGTTGCGGGCAAGAAGTTCGTCGACACGTCAATCGTCTATGACGACTCGCTGATCTACAACATCGTCAAGATTGACCGCAAGGTCACCAGCGCTGTTGACGGCGAAGAGTTAACTGGCACCACCGTCGTCGTCTCAAACGCTGAATCAATCTCAATCTATGGCGCACGCACTCTCGCCATTGAGGTGCCGATTGTTTCTACTGTTGACGGCGACACCACCTACGGCCAGAACCGTGCGAAGGATCTCGCCTTGTTCTTGGCTTCGCAGTATGCGAACCCCGAGCTCCGGCCCGAGCAGATTCGCTTTGCACCGCAAGGCGACCCCACTGTGCTGTATCCCGATCTACTGAGTCGCAAGATTCGTGATCGAGTGACGGTGAAGTTCGCAGTGCCTGGCGGCGGTGACGCTGTTGAGCGCGACTGTTTCGTGGAGTCGGTCAATCACACGATCACACCAGGCTCATGGACGACCACGTTCGGCCTTTCCAGCGCGACCTTCTACACCGGCTTCTTCATTCTCGATAACACCAACTTCGGCATCTTGGATCAAAACAAGCTCGCCTACTAGCAGGAGGACACCATTATGGGTTCCGGCTTCAAGTCATTCACCGCAGGCTCGGTGCTTACCGCATCGGACATGAACAATTATCTGATGGAACAGTCAGTGATGACTTTTGTCTCTGCTGCTGCTCGTGACGCTGCCCTCGGTGCTTCTGCCGAAGAGGGCATGGTCTGCTACCTCAACACCGGCGACCGGACTGAGGGCCTTTACACCTACACAAACGGCGCATGGGTCGAAGCTCGTTTTCCGGTTCCGGGTTTCTCTGCAACAAAAAATGCGGCACAGACAATCACAGCAAACACTTTTACCGTCGTTTCTTTACCAACTGAGACCTACGACCACGGCAACGTCTTTGCCTCCAACACCTTCACCGTTCCCACCGGCTACGCCGGCAAATGGCTGCTCATTGCAAACATTGCGTGGACAACAATCAACAGCGGCGAAAATAAAACCGCCTTCATCACACGCCAAGCAACCGGCGGCGGCGCACCCACCTCAGCCGATGCGATCGCCGCACAAGGCGCAATGAACTCTGGCTCGTTCCTTGCGCCACGCGTCAACCTTTCCGTGATCTACAACGCTTCGGTCGGCGACCTATTCAAACTTTGCGTGCAGCACGACGGCACCGGAACCATCCAAGTGCTCGCAAACGCCTCCGGCTTTCCGACGTTCTTCCAAGCCACTTGGCTAGGGACGTGATGGGCTACTACCTGCTCGACAATCCACCACGCTCGCGCCAGTTCTATCCGTCGCGATCAAACACGCCCACCTATGCGATCGGTGTGCATACGAGCGAAGGGCCGACTGGACCAGGCAGCGCGCGCAAGTTGGCCCGTTTCATCTCGCAAAGACCCGATCCCGGCTCCTATGCGTGCATAGTCGACAGTGAAGAAACTGTCGTGCTGGTCCCGCCGAATTACACCACCTTCTCGGTAGCAGCGTCGGGCTACAACTCACGCACCTGGCACATCTGCCTTGCAGGTCGAAGCGCCGAACTCAGCGCCGACGATCCCAACACACAGGCAATGATTACTCGAGCTGGCGAAGCCATTTGTGCGCTGTGGGCGTTTCTCAACATTCCACTTTCCAACGCTCAATGGATCGGCACCGACGCTCTGAATCGTCCCGGCCTCTTCTGCCACGGCGATGTTCAGCCTTGGGATCGCAGCGACGCATGGTCAACACATCCCGATCGGGCACGCCTTGACCAGATGCTCATTGACGCAATCAACCCGGCAACACCACCACCAACCCCGACGCCTACCGAATCAAGCGAGACCGACATGTTCAAACTCATCAACAACGACGGGCGCGAAGAGTGGTTCGCTCTCACCTCTGGCGGTCAAGCCGTGCACGCATGGGCCTCAAAGCCTGGCGGCAAGGTTGGTCCGTGGGTCGAGATCATGGGCGGCATTGCCGGCTCAAACCTGTTTGCTGAGAAACTCAGCGACGGTCGCTTGCGAGTGACAATCACTGCTGCTGGCGGTCTGTGGCAGTCGCATCAGACCACCCCTGGCGGCGGCTGGAGTGCTTGGGCTGACATCAACAACGGTCGCAGCTAGTCCGATGCTTGCCCAAGCCGCCACGACTATCTCTGATGGCCCCGGCTGGGGCGCTGCCGAATGGGTTGCAATCCTCACTGGCGTGAGCCTTGTGCTCGGCGCTATCACCACACTCGTGGTGCAGGTGCTGAAGCTGCGCACCGAGAATCGGCAGCAGCACGACCAGAACGCGCGCGCCAACGCTGAACGCTTCGACGAGTTGATCGGCGACGTGAAGCAGATCGGCGGCGATGTTCGTGCCGTCGATGCCAAGGTCGACGCACGCTTCGACGCTGTCACCGACGAGCTGCACCGCCACGAGGCTGTGCACCATCGCGGCAAGCGCCGCTGGTAGTTCTATCCCTCCACAGACGGGCGACTGCATGTCTGATTCAACGCGCACGCACCTGGTCATTCCTGACACACAGGCGAAGCCAGGAGTGCCGACTGTTCACTTGGAGTGGATCGGCGCCTACATCATCGAGCGCAAGCCCGATGTCGTGGTGCATCTCGGCGATCACGCCGACATGCCAAGCCTCAGCAGTTACGACGTCGGCAAGCGATCGTTCGAGGGTCGTCGCTACAACGACGACATCGAAGCAGCCAACGACGCCTTTGACATTCTCTGCGCACCGCTTGAGCGTTTCAACGATCATCAGCGCAAGGTCAAAGACAAGCTCTACCGGCCTGAGCTGCACATCACGCTCGGCAACCATGAGGACCGAATCAACCGGGCAACGAATGACGACCCGAAGCTGCACGGCCTCATCTCTACTGACGATCTCAACTACCTCGAGCACGGCTTCACGGTTCATCGCTACCTTGAGCCAGTCTTCATTGACGGCGTCGGCTACTGCCACGTTTATGTTCATCCCATGAGTGGCCGCCCGCTGGGCGGCGCAGCGGCAGGTCGACTGAAACAGATCGGCCATACCTTCACGATGGGCCACCAGCAGACGCTTGACTACGCCATCAGGTTCGTCGCTGGTCGGAGCCATCACGGTCTTATCGCCGGCGCTTGCTACTTGCATGACGAGGACTACAAAGGACCGCAGGGCAACGCTCACTGGCGTGGCGTAATCGTCAAACACCAGGTTGAAAACGGCAGCTACGACCCCATGTTCGTCAGCCTTGATTACTTGTGCCGTCGCTATGAGGGCGTATCGCTCGCCAAATTCACACAGACCATCTACTGATCGAAGGAGATCATCATGGCAATCAAATCTGCAGTCGTCTCAGTCACCACCACAGCCACGCAGCTCAACGCTGCTGATGCTGACAGTCAGGCTGGCGAGTCTGTCGTCATCTACAACGCCGGCGCTTCGTCGATCTTCCTTGGCGGCAGTGCCGTCACTACCGCTGCCGGCTTCCCCCTGGCAGCTGCTGCGACCATCGCTCTGACTCTTGACGGTGGAGAGAACATCTTCGCCGTCACTGCGTCGGGCAGCGTCTCGGCCAACGTGCTCACACAAGGCGCATGATCTCGCTTGCAGGCGGCTTACGCCGTCGCCAGCGCATCTCATTCAAAGCCGCCGCCGTCGCTAGTGGTCCGGCGTTCCGTGCTGCGTCATCTACGACAACGATCATCGGCGGCGGCGGGTTCACGCTTGCAGCGCCTGCCGGGACCGTTGCCGGAGACGTGCTTATTGTTCAGTTCTTTGATGTTATCGACAGTAAATCGGGCGTCGTAGGGACCGCTCCGGCAGGTTGGACTCAGAGAGGAACCGGCGACGATTTGAACAGCCCGCACATTGTTTGGCGCACCTTTACGCGTGTCGCTACCGGCTCAGATTCGTTTGTGTGGTCTGGTGGATCAAACTGGACTGCCCCCCTTGCCGCAGCAATGATCGCCGTAAGCGGTGGCACCGCCGTAGATGTAGTGGGAACTAGAACGCTTACGGCAACCGCATCGTCAGTGACAACTACAACGTCACCTACGTTGCTAGTTGGTTTGTGGGCAACCTTCGAAAACACGACTGCAGCACCCGCTTCGATGACGGCACGATCCAACGTGAGTCACATCGGATTTTCTCAGGTAATCGCGACTCAAAGTCTCTCAGCGAGCGGAGCGACTGGCACTCGTGTTTCACCTACGAGTTCAGGTCTTCTCCGATTCGCACAACTGATCGCGGTGAAATGATGCGTTACATAATCTCAGGGCTACACCGAACCGGTACGTCGGCGCTTATGCGAGCGATCTCGGAATCGTCCACACTAAGCGCCCATGTTGACGCTTCTGTGGAGAGTGTCATTAGGTCACGAGAGATAGATCCGGCATACAATCCGAACCCGGCCGGCTACTTCTCTCATCGCACAATGTTCGCACCGATCGCCGACTGGATCAGCGGAACCCCCGATAACTCAGTGATGAAAGCGGCGCCCGAAGCGTTCCTACAAGGGACAGGCTCTGAGCCGTTGACGGTCATCCTTACCGACCGACCCGCCGACCAGATCGAAGCGTCATTTGCTGCCGCCTTCGGCTTCGATGTGCCCGATCATCGCTACTCAACGCGCGCTCAGGCTCAAGCAATCCTTGAGCAAGCGACGAATGTGGTGCTCACCATCGTGAACTACGCAGAGATGATCGACGCACCCGACCAAGTGTTCGTCGACCTCGCCGCTAGTGGCTGGCCAATCAACGCTGCAGCTGCAGCTTCAACGATTGACCCAGCGCTTTACCGCAACCGATAAACCACCGCCTGCAGGGAGGCAATCGTGGACACTCAACCGAGCCCACTCTGGGACTCTGTCACCGCTGAAGCTGATCGCCTCGTGCACGGCAATCGTGGTGCTCTCTACAACCACCCAACAGTGGACTACGGGCGCACCGCTGAGATCTTTGAAGCCATCACCGGCATCGCTCTCAGCGTGCCTGAGGCTGTGTGCTTCATGCTCAGCGTCAAGCTCTCACGCATCGGCAACGCTCTTGACCAGGAGTTCACCGCCGACATGGTGCGTGACTCGGTCGTCGACCTCGCTGGCTATGCAGACTGCCTCTACGCGGTCTGGGCTGACGCCACTGACGAAGCCATCGACGACTCGCTCGTTGCTTTCCTCGACGAACTTGACGATGAGTGAGCAGGTCTGGACGTGGCTGATACTCGCTTGCGATCTGGTTGGCCTCGCCGTCTACGCGCTCGTCATCGAGCGTCGCATCTGGTGGGGATGGTGCCTGACCGCATCACTGACCGGCGTGCCTTTTCTCGCCTACTCAACAATCGGACCTCAACCGCTGCCCGCCTTCACCGTCCTCGCTTGCGTGTGGATGGTCGTGCACCTACGCAACGCGTATCTCTGGAAGCGTGAGTCATGACCTGCATCGTCGGCCTCGAGCATGACGGCACCGTCACCATCGGCGGCGACGCCGCAGCGGTCGAAGACACACGACTTACTCGCTATGTCGAGCCGAAAGTGTTTACCGTGGGGGAGTACCTCATCGGCTACTGCGACTCGTTTCGCATGGGCCAGCTGCTGCAGTACCGACTCAAGGTGCCAAGACAGATCGCCGATGACGATATGACGCACCTGTGCACCGTCTTCGTCGACGCCTGCCGCAAGCTCTTCCACCAGGGAGGCTTCGCCAAGAGCAACGACAGCGAAGACAGCGGCGGCGTCTTTCTCGTCGGCTACCGGGGTGCTCTCTACTGCATCGACGAGGACTACCACGTCGGGCGCTCAATGCTTGGTTATGAAGCCATCGGCTGCGGCGATCACCTAGCGCTCGGCTCACTGGCATCGACCAGCGGCAACCCGCAAGCACGAGTGGAGATGGCACTGCGAGCAGCTGCGCTGCACTCAACCAGCGTCGCCGAACCTTTCACCCTTCTCACCCAATCCACACAGGAGCCATGACCATGTTCACCGCAACCTTCTGGAAGTCAGCCGCCGAGCGCGCGATCAAGACCGTCGCTCAGGCGCTCATCGCTGTCATCGCTGCGACGACCTTCGACTGGTTCACCGCCGACTGGCAAGCCATCGCTGGCACCGCCGCCACTGCTGGCGTGCTGTCGCTTCTCAGCTCGATCGCCTCGGCTGGCATCGGCGACAAGGGCAGCACCTCGCTTATGACGCTGCCAGTGACAGCGACGGTTCCTCCTAGCTCAGACATCTGAGCAAGATCCCCGGCTCGACCACGCAGCCGTCCCCTGCTGCTGCTGCGAATGGAAGCGATCAGACCTTTATGGGCTGAGCCCGCAACACCACAACTGAGCCGGTCTGCGAAGATCCCCCGCTTGAGCCAATAGGCCAGGGCGGGGGATCTTCTGCGTTATGGCGCAACTACCAACTCAACTACTCGGAGGGGCTTAAATCGCGATCTAGAGGCCTCTGAAGGCATGTGTATTCTGACGTGTACCAGTGGCTCGCGATGCAATACGCCCCTTTAGCAGTAGGCGGGTCTCAAGTCCCCCCTCCGACACCAAAAAATGTGAGCAAAACTGAAGCAGTAAGAGCACCGAAAAACCCCGCAAAAATGTGGGGTTTTTCTACGTTTTCTGGACAGTTTTGCTGTTCGTCTGCAGATCGGCACAATGGCCCAAACTGGCCCGAATCGGTGCGAATCGGGGCAGCAATGTGTAAAATTTGGGTACCGCTACAGATTGCGAAGGGGTCCGCATGGCGATCGACAATCATCGAGGCAAGTGGCGAGCACGTTGGCGAGACGAGAACGGCACCCAGCGGGCCAAGAGTTTCGCCACCAAGAAAGAGGCTGCGGCTTTCGTCGCCTCAAAGACGACCGACATCAAGCGGGGAGTCAAGACCGCCTACGACGGCTCCATCACGGTGGCCGAATTGGGCGAGCGATGGATTGAGGCTTCTATCCACCTCGCCCCTGGAACGGTCTGGACCTACGAGCGAGACCTGAAGCGACACATCCTGCCGACCTTCGGACACGTCAAGGTTTCAGCCCTAGCGCCAGTAGAGATCCAGCGATGGCTGGCTCTGGAATTGAAGCGGCTGGCACCGTCCACCGTGAAGCGCCACCACCGCACCTTGGCGACGATGCTCAATTGGGCAACCGAGCAGGGGATCGTTGCGACCAACGTCTGCGACAAAGTCAAAGCGCCGCGCGTCCCTCGACGAGACATGGAGACCTTCACCGTCAAGCAGATCGAGGACATCGCTGCCA